CTTGTTGAATCCCAAATATCTGCGGGATCAGTAGGACTTAACAGTATTGAAGGATGACCACGTTTAGAAGCTTCGGACGCTAATCTTTGGGCGTTCAAATCGGCGTCGATGTCTTGAGCCAATACTTCGACAACGCCGGTGCCGTATAGCGACTGTGGCCCGCTTTTATAGCTTGCGTTCCTGATATGTATAACTCTATCAATTGGATAGACTACTTTTTGTCCCGCCCCGGTGTCATAGGCATAGCCAGTTATTCCGCTTTCATCGCTTGTTATTTCTACTAATCCAGGATGAAGTCTTACAACTGAAGACGGGATCGATGTGGTTCCTAAAATTAGGATATAGGCATTTCCACACAAACGAAGATCAACCATTAATTGTTCTTTCCATAAATAGCCGTCCATTGTTGTAGATGGGTATTCCATCAACTCTAAAAAAGGATGATCTGTTATTTCTGTCGCTTCTGAACCTTTTCCGGTCA